GAAATTGAGATACTGCATCGATCCGCCGCCCTGCTCAAGGGCGGTCACGCGGTCGTCGAGGCTGTCGTATCCGGCCTTCTGGACCAGGGTCTTCGTCGTGCCGTTAACCGTCAGATTGATGGTGTGCGATGTTGTGCCCTGCGTTCCCCAACTGACGACGGAGCCGCCACCTCCACCTCCGCCTTGCTCAAGCGCATCGAGGCGATCCAGGACACCGTCCGTCCCGGTCACTGTTTCATCCAGGGCGTTGAAGTCCTCACGTAAGCTGCTGATCCTTGCCCCAAGTTCATTCAGTCCGGACTGCGACGCCGGAGTGAAGCCGAGAGCCGATGTCACCATGTTGCTTGTGACCGTCGTGATGAATCCCTGGTTATTTACCCAAGCCTGCGTCGCAATGTCGCTGGGTACCGTCGGATAGTCCGGCAGGGTAACTTTCCCAGCGCTGTTCGGGTTATAGGTATTGCCGTTGACCCATATCGACTTGACCGCCCCTTCGGTTGAGCCGCCGCCGCCATCGGAGGAATGGTTCGATATGTTCCTATCTTTGTATTGGCTCTTATCATATTCGCTGCTGCCGTCCCAGCTTGCGCCGCCGTCCTCCCAGAGGTCGTCATAACTGTCAAACTCCCGGAGGACAGCCCCGTTGATAACGCCTGTCCCGAGGTCCCAGGTGCCGGACTGCAAGAGAACCCGGCGACCCTTGTATGTCCAGATCGCATCGAAGTACGGCATAACCTTCCCGGACGGAGCGCACTCCCCATCAAAGACGGAGAGGGTCGAGTGGTGGAACATGAGTATCTGCTGGTGGATAAGCACCGGCAGCGGCTTGACTGCCTGGCCCTGTCCCCAGGATACGCCATAAGGGAAGGCTTGAAGAACGCCGTTTTTAACGTGAAATAGCGCGTTCGGATAGTTGGCCGGGGAGACGATAGGAACGGCACGCGAAAGTGCCCCTACGGCCGGTTTCCGGTCCATTGTGACGTTATAATCGGAGTTGTTTGTGGTTGTGACCTTGTCGCTCTCCAGGCGAGCGGAATTTGCCGTCAGTGAAATCCTGACTATGCGGGCATAGATTCCACGGGCTGGGAGGTCCGCATCCGTTAGCATGCCGCATGCTATTCTGTCAAAACCGATGTATAGGTCTCCGCCATCAGCGAGGTCACACGCCCCAAGAGTAAACTCTATGGAATAACCGCTTTGCGCATCTCCCGAGAGCGAACGATCTATGTAAGTGGATGATTCAGACCAGGCTGAACCGTCCCAATAACGAGACGAGCTACCATTTTGGTAGTGAATATACACGCGGACCGCTTTCAGCGGCACGTGTAACTGTCCAATCATGCTGTCCGTCTCTGCCGTGGGACGCAGCCCGGCAACCATAGAAGCAAAGTCTATACGGATAGTTGCGGCGGGGGAAAGGATGCGGGCCTTGTACACGGGCATGAACGAGGCCTCGTATGCGTTTGCGCAGAGAATCGCACCGATTTTACCGGCGTCTTCTCCCTCCTCCTGGTTAAGACCCGTTGACAACTCCGCCGATCCGCCGTCGAGGAACCCGTATCCAGCCTGCCAGCCATACCCATCTGCCGCTCCTCCATTACGATACGACCAGCCCGTATCAAAACCGACAACCCCGACTTTTTGGTATTGAATCGTATAGTTTTCCCGTGTCCCGTCGAAAGACAGCCCCGCATGAATGTCCAAGTCGGCGGAATTGTCTCCGTCATAGTCGAGGGTGTCGACGATCTGCTTGAAGGCCGGGTCGAGCCTCCGGGACCCGCCATAGAACTCCAGCGGGTTCTGCTGCTCCTGCGCCTGCTCGTCGACTTCTCCCATGAGCGGGAGGTGCCGGATCGGGGCAAGGGTAATGCGGTTGAAATCGGTCCACCGGAGGGTGTATCCGATCGAATCCAGCACATCCTCCAGAACGGACTGCCAATTATCCTTTTCAAAAGTCTTGATGCACACCGACGAATCGAGCAGGTTTGTCCCGTCCCCGTCGATGGAGGGGAGGTTCTGGTTTGCCTCCTGGAAATCCATCGGGAGGTTAATTTTCTGCAACGCCGCCGTTATTATGGACCGGAGCGAGACGAGGCCCCAGACATCCCCCGTGAGGTCGAACGGGAAGTCCTGCAGGTGCCCGATATTATCGCGGACCGTTACCGTGATACTTCCCCGGTAACTCAGATTCTCATTCCATGAATCCGGCGTGATATAGCCGCTCCAGCGGGTTTCCCATGCCCCGTTCCGCCAGGACTTGAGAACGACCAGGAAACGGGTCGCATCGGGCGTGTAAAACTCCTCCCAGCCGCCGTACTTGGTCGTAGCGGTGTCCGGGGTGTCCCAGCTATCGACAAGCGAGAACCGGAGTTGCGTCTTGACGATCGGGGCTGTGACGTTCCCCTGGTCCCCCTGGATTTCCAGGGCTGCGTCCTGGAAGTCGCCCATGATCTTGGCGGTCCCGGCGAAGTCGCGTTCCTGGACCTCGATCCGGAAAACCTGCTCGCGGTAGTTCTGCCACTCGGCGTAATACTTGAGGCCGTATGTTCCCGAAATATAGTTGCTCATCGTCCCCAGGAATTAAGTGTGTTTTGTCCGGCCAGGACAATGTCCCGCCCGCGTAATTCTCCCTTTACCGTGACGGTCAGTTCCGTCTGGATATTCTGATTTCCGAGCGACGAGCTGCCGCCCTGGTAGGTGCTTGTGCTTGACGACGCACTCCCGGACCTGGCAATCGCGGCAAGCCCGGCCTTTGCCGCAGTACCGGCTGCTATAAGGGCAGCACCGGCGACGATAGCACCACCTCCGAAGAAATCAACAAGGGCCTTTTTCGCGGCATCGACCGCAATACCTTCCGCCACGATAACCTCGCCAGCCTTGACGGCCATGTCCGCCAGCGGCGTGAGGAGTGACTGAACAATCATCCCGGCATTTATGTCATCGAGACCGAAGAAAGCATCCATCATCTGCTGACAGGCATCGGAGAATCCACCGGCCACGTTGTCTCCAAACTCCCGTGCTATATCGATTGCTTTTTGGTTCGCGTCATAGAGATCGTTTATGAACTCCTCAAGTTCGCTATCGTCGAATTCAAACGGCTCTATCTCAACGGGCTCAAGGTTTTCGATGTCCTCAAGGGCGACATCAAGTCCGTTCTTGATTTCCTCGTCAACCTTTCCGAGGTACTCCTTTGTAAGGGCAACGGTATCCATCCCATACCTTTCGAGCAGGGCCTTTTCCTCCATGTATTTCTCCGTTAAGAGTTGGATTTCGCTCTTTGCCGCATCCTGCGCCCGGCGAAGAACCGCGGCGGCTTGATCCGAAGCCCTGTCGGTGTTCCCGACACCGCCGGTTTCTTTATTAAGAGAACCAAGGGTCGACGTCGCGCGTCCTTGTGCCCGGAGTGCATCCGTCTCTATGTTAACAACCGCCACGTCAGCGGCCACGAGACCGGATATGAGTTCATCATTTGCCCGGTCGTATCCTTTGACGAGGTTGGCGACCGCCTTGACGGAATCCGAAGTGCTTGCCTCCAGGTCGCGGCTCCGCTGCTTTGCCATTTCGGCTTGCCGCTGCATGGTCTCCCACTGTTCGTCCGTGCGCGACCCCCGGGAACCTCCATACGTTGCTAACTCCTTGTTGATCCGCTCCCTGGTAGCAAGGTATTCTCGCGCCTGGTTAATGACATCACGGTTGTTTCTGTACTCCTTAACCATGAAGTCGAGCTGGTCCGAGTTTAGTTTCGTCTGGTCCATAGCCATCTCTCGGGCGTATTTCGCCTCGTCGACTGCTATCTTTTTCTTTTCCTCGCCGAGTTGTTTTTCAAGTTCGATGATTTGCCGCGACGCATCCTCTCGTTCCGCGTCCGATTTTGACGTGTCCCGCCTAATTAGATCAAGCTCCGCTATTTGGCGATTGATGTCCGCCTCCAGGTAGGAGTATGAATTTTTCCGCTCGAAGATTTCATCCATCGCAGACGCGACTTCCTTCGCGAGGCGGTACGATTCCCTCATGTTGGCGAAAAGGTTATCAAATCCTTCCCCAGACGATAGTTGTCGGATAAAGGTCCCATACGCACCTTTTACTCCGGCCATCGTAATTTGCCACTCGTCTCCCCATTTCTGGGTCATCTTAATTGCGTCGGTTGCGAACTTGCCGATAGCAAGACCGATGGCCGCCCATGCGGAAGTGGCGGCCTTTGTTACCATAGAGGTCAATTTCCCGAATCCGGAAATCTCGGATCCGGCCTGCTTGATGCCATCCGAAAATTCCTTCTTCCGTAATCCGAGCCGGATAAACAAATCACCGATCTTGCTCATGACTTCTTGTGCCTGCTATTATAGTCCGACATAATTCTATTTAGTTCCGCGATCTGCCCTGCGGTTAGCCCTCCCTCCTTTACTTTTTGCTCCACTTCCTCGGCGGTCTGCCGTTCCCACGGGAACCTGAGAAATGCCTGCGCCGTTTGTGGGGCTCGTCCCTTCTTGAAGTGAGGGATCGAGAGCTGCCACACCATCCACCGCATTCGCTCCCATTCCTCGCGCATCCTTTTCTCCCGACCGTCTACCAGGAGCCGGAACTCGTTGTACGTTGTTAGTGCCGCTTCTCGTTCCGTCTTCCCGCACTCGCCGACGAGGAACGCCTCAATAGACGGCCAATCCAGGACGTATGCGCTTTTTTTTTACTCTCCGCGCCCTTCTCCGCCCCTCCGGATAGTTGGTCCTTTGTCTTGCCCGTAAGGGCATACAGGGCGAAATCTATGGTCTTCCCGAAGGCGGCCGGATCGCTGACGATAAGGGCGTGGAAGTCCCCCCTCTTGTAGGGGAAATCCTCCGCTGCTCCCATCCCGTCAAGTTCCCAGGCGTTGAGAGCCGCGCAGAAAAAGAGGTCTGCGAAGTGTTCCGTGACGGCAAAGTTGTCGTTCGGGTCCGTCTCAAACGTGACACCGAACCGACCCTTGTACGAATACAGGTGCGGGGTGAACAGCAGGTCCACTGTCACCCCCTCCTGGATTTCGATTTTCTTGCGGACGGGAATCATTACTCGGTCGGATAGTGGGTCACTTCTCCGGTTACCTGCAGGGACATCGAGCGGGTCGAAACCGCGCCGTAGTCGTTCGTGTCACTAATGCTGGTAATGATTGCCTTGCCTGCGTCTCCATCAGACGGTGCGGGGGTCTGGCCTTCGGAGAGGATCCCGTTGAAGAAATCGATCTCTGCGCCCTGGCGGAAGGCCGCCATCGCCGCCTTCTGCGCAGCGTCGGTGTTGTCAGCGAAAACAGTCACGTCAACCGTTGCACCGAGAGCTCCGGCGATAAACTGTTTCCACTTCGTTGACTTGTCACTGACCTCGATCGCATCGGCCGTCTGGTTCATACTGTTGTTCTGCTCCCCGGTCAACCATGTGAGGGTGTCGGAGACCTTGAAGTAGAACCGCATAACGTTTCCTAATTTTGCCATAATAGTCTGAATTATTGTTTGTTACGTACTAAATAAATGTCAACCGCCTGCAACAGCCGGTAGATAATTTTCGCGGAATCCGATGTCTCCGTCAGGTCCTGGAGCTGGGACGGAAGGACCCCGATGCAGGTGTAATCCTCGACGGCAATATCATTTTCCGTAAGGAGCCGGAGGTTGTCTTCATTCATCCCGACGGCCTGACCGAGCGAGTTGTCGCTGATGCTTTCAACGGTCATGGAGACAACCCGGAGATCCCCCTCCTTGTCCTGCCTCTCGCTCTCTGTGATCGAGTGGACCTCAACGCGTGGGTAGCCAGCCGTCCGTCCGACCTTGACCCCGGTTCGGGTCAGACGCGAAACGACGGCACTATAAATGCCGGTGTACGCGCTTTCCTGGTAGCGGGGAGCCCTGGAGAATAGTCTGCTGAAAAGTCCCATATCCCTATCTCGTTACGGTTGCGATTGCGTCCTTCATGGCTTGCAGGATTCCTCGGGAGTTCTTCTTGATTGCCGGGATGAAAAACGGGTGCGGTGTCGACCCCTCCCTGGCGATTCTCCGAGCGATGAGAAAGCCCACGGTACGGGCCTCCCTCTCATCCTTGATACCGAGTTTCTTTTTCGCCCACTCTTCTATTGCATCGAGCGGCGGGAACTTCCCGGACCGGCGGCCGTACTCAACGTAGGAGGCGTACCCGTGCCCCTGGTTCGTCGTGTCGAAGAATCCCATATCCAGGGTCTCGTCGTCGACCTTCTGGACCTTACCGGATGCCCGAAGAAGACCCGTTACGATGTTGGGAGGGGTATTCTGCCGGAGGTTCTCCTTCGCGTCGTTGATTACGGCCATTGCCCCCATCTGCAGCCCTTTGAATGCGGCCTGGCGCACAGTCTTGTCCGCCTTCTCGAGGTTTCGGAGAAGTTCATTGATGTTCTGGACATCGATGTTCACGGAATCAGCCATACCGTCAGCCCTCCTGCTGTAATGGGTTGTCAATCTGATACCAGCCGGAGACATGGATGATCCGGCCCCGGTTGTCGATGGTCTCCCCCTGCGGGAAGTGGACCTCATGACCGCGCCAGGTTATCCCGTTCCACGAAACGGCCGGGATGCGGAACTCGATGTCAACCCCGATCACGTCCGCCTGCTGGAAGGTAAGCATCGTCTTGGTTGACGACATCTGCCGGACCTCCGCCCAGACATCCAGGACCGGTACGGCCTCGCCGAACGACGCATGTCCGAAGGCATCCGTAACGACTTCCGCCTTCGTCAACGTGATACGGTCATTGTACC